ACTCCAAAAGTAGGATACCCCAGATGGTCCCTGTAAATTTCATACTTGACTCCTTCGTCAATCTTGAGTTGTTCATATACTCTATCCGTGTTCATTTGCTTTCTCCATACCAATCCCATCTATTACAAGTGCAACCTTCACCTCCGCAGTGGGGGCAAATATCTTTGAACAAAGGGGCTTCTGCTCCAATCATTTGAGCTATTTGTTTTTCTTGTTCCTTGATTGCGTCTTTTTGATTTAACAAATCCTGCTCCTGTTTACGTAGCTTTTCTTTTAATCTCATTAGTGTTCTCCGTTTCATTTTTCTCTGGCAATTCCTTTTGCCTTTTCATACGAACGCATTCCACCCAGCCCTAACATGCCCAGCAATACTGGCATCATTGTTTCTAGTTCTATTAGGGGTACCTCTACAGGACTTCCTGCAAGGGCTAAACCAAAGTTAGTCATAGGCACGATAATAAAATTCGATAACATACCCAGACCGCAGATCCATCCGATAGCTGGTCTCCAGCCTGCAACAAACAATGACTTGTGTGCTGCTTCTGTTTTGTTTACTTCCACCTGTGCCATAACTTCGGCATGGTGTTGCTTCTCTGCAAGGGTAGCAATCTCGTGTGCGAGCCTATTTGCTTCATCCTTGTCTACAATAAATTCTGATACTAGACCACTTACTGGGCCCACTAGTTCTTTTAAAAATCCTAACGCCATTTTCTTTCTTCCACTAAAAACGGGGCCTGTTAGACCCCGCCCCGATCATGCTACTGCAATTACCCCTAAGGTTCCAAATAGTACCACCAGGGCACCAATGAAGTCACATAGAATGCCGTCGCAGGCAATATCTTCCATCGTATACTTAATGTATTTCACTTCAGTCTCCACTTGGGCGTTATATAAGGTGCTCCGGCCTTAGAATCTGTAACGCAAAATAAGTAATCATTACCAAGCAGCCCAGATGTGTTCCTGTTACTTTACTCATAAAATATCTCATCCTTTTCCAGATCAATTCTACCAGTGGCGTGCAGAAAATCTAGTGCTGCCTCGATGCCTTTTTGGTGTCCTATCTTGAAGCTGGTGTACCCACATCCAGCAACACAAATAAAAAACAACATTATAACTTCGGGGGTAAGCATATAGAAGCTCCTGAGCCAACTTGGTTTTACTTATATTCAGATTCAGCGGATATTATAGTCGAATTCAAATAAAATGTCAAGGAATATTTTTTACGTGTCACCTTGCAACGTATAAAAATAATACTTGACATTCGAAGTTGTATCTACTATAATTATACTTGTAATTGGAAGAACTATGAAACAATACACTAAACGACCGTGGTCTCACGAAGAAAGAGTACTACTGTCAAAAACCTATCACAACAGCGATAGAGATCGCTTAGAAACGTTATTTCCTGACCGAAGCTATAATGCTTGTGTAAAGCAGGCAAAGTACTTAAGAGACAGAGGTTGGGTATTCGACAGGAACGATAATGCCTAGAAATAAACTAAACACAGAAGAACTATTTGAACAACTCGAACTAGAACTGGAAGTGCCGGAACTTGATTTCGACGATGATTACTACCATGAACCTAGCGAGATGGACGAATGGTCTGATTTTGATCCGGATTGTTAATGAGAGTAACCGTCCGTAATAATAATGTAACCAGTGCCCTTAGAATTCTGAAAAGAAATACAAAAGAAGATTTAGCAGAGTTAAAAGAGAAACAGCACTACACAAAACCGAGTGCTAAACGCAATAAAGCAAAGCAAGCTGCACGAATACGAGAACAGAAAAGGCAAAGGAATGAGAACAAGAATAGAATCTAACTTTGAATCAGTTGGAGATTTTATGGAGTCTTTCGGACAGGAGGTGCATAATGAACCTACTCTTCGTGACTCACAAACGCAGCAACTACGATATGATCTGATTGACGAAGAGCTAGAAGAATTAAAGATGGCTTTCGACAATGATGATATTGTAGAGATAGCAGATGCACTCACCGACCTACTCTATGTAGTTTATGGAGCTGGTCACGCTTTTGGAATTGATTTAGATGAATGCTTTCTCGAAGTACACGAAAGCAATATGTCAAAGCTGGGAGAGGGTGGTAGACCTATCTATCGTGAAGATGGAAAAGTATTAAAGGGGCCGGACTACTTTCCTCCTAATTTAAAGGAGATATTAGATGTTTAAGAATGTAACAACAGCAGTTGATTGGTATGTAAACGACCTAACGGAAAGAAGTTGGACTATCTGGGTATTGCCCAATTTACAGATAGAAAAGTACCGACTTTCTTTTAATAAAGGACTTACTGTAAATTTTGCCTGGCTTATCTTTTCAGTCGAAGTCGACGTAAACTGGGGAGAGTAATGGGTCTGGGATGGGACGACGGTTTTCCTCCTGCATCAGAGTTCTGGGAACACTGGTGTAGGAGCGAGGCCGATATAATTTCCACAGAGAAGGGATATCCCTGTAATTGGTGTGGACTGAAAGAGGAGGATTTAGAAAATGAATCCAATAGTTAAAATACTTCCTGTAGTAGCAATACTGCAGGGATGCACATGGTATGGAGAATTTGAACATATTTCCAGTATTCCAAATGGTACTCCATTCAATGATCGAAGTGAAACGTCTACAGACATTGTGTGGACAGGATTAAGAGTAGAAAAGAATACTTGGTATGTGGATGCTGGGGTAGGGTATGAAACATCTTCAGAGTTTGAGGGCCGTAACCCCTATGGCAGGTTTAAGGTCGGCAAGAATATTAAAACGTGGGAGTGAGAATATGGAAATTAGTGCTGTTGCCCCTGTAGTGGGCAATGCGGGGTATAGTTCTAGAGTTCAACATGATGTGGTAACCACCGTCTCGAAGGCAGGCGATGGTACACACAAAGTTAACCAAGATCATTATATTACTACTATTTATGACCGCAACGGTTCTCTATCTACAGTTCAAAAGAGTTACTCGGTAAATTTCCTCGTTTAGTAACTTCTTCTGGATTCTCTCTTTCCTTTTTATCAATGTATTCTTTGATAGCCTGTATTATTGCGCTTTCAAGTAATATAGCTGTCTCTTCTGGGGTCAGATCAACTACTAGAGTTGCTGACCCATCTTCATTTTCTGTATATTCTTCAACTTTCATACACTTCTCCGTATATTCTATGTAAGAGGTTCTCTAAGTTTTGCATGATCTGATAATACTCTTTTTCAGGTGCAAACAAAGTTCCGTCTTTGTAAATGAACTGATCCATGTCTACTCGCAATTCGTGAATCGCTTGAGCAAGATCAATTTTTGGTTCTATTTCTTTGCGTAAATCTTGTAGTTTTAAGTTAAGCACAGATACCTCAAGTGCAGTAAGCTCCATCTTTTCTGCATAGTCAAGTATGTCTTCTACCTTCTTATTCATTGTTACCTCCAAAGGTGTCTAAAATATTTTCCAAATAATTCCAATCCATTCTGCATTCTCTCATTTTCTTCAAGAGGAGGATAGCTATCTTCACAGTTACTAGCAAGGTCAAAGGCATAGATCATTTCATTCAATACCCACTCCCACTGTTTTTCATAGATATCAAACTCAGCTTCTTCCGACAAACCTTCTTTCAATTGTAGAAAGTCGGGAACATCGCTCTGATCTAATGTAGTAGGAAAGGACATTGCATCTGCCTTGAATTTTACTAGCATTGGATGTATGATACGAGATAATGTATAGTCCATACTCCAAGTATCGTAGTCGTGAATTTGAATTACCTCTGTCTCTCCATTCTTGGGCTCAAAGGTTGGAATGTATACTAACATGATCTCTCCTAAAACTTTTTTTGGTTTGTGTTAACGTTGTCAATCTTTATTTTCGTCTGACGTCAGAAAAATATTACTTTTCTTATGCCAAAAACTGTGATATAATTTATTAAAATTGATACTCAATAAGATTACTTTACGATTTTATACTACTCGTTGTTGCGAGATAGTTTGAAATTTTTATGCGATTGGAGTGGAATCGGAATTAAGGGAGATTCCATCTCCAAACCCATAAGATTATTGAAAGTGATATCAAGTAACAACTAATCCCCGCATTTATCATTACAAAGTATGTAATTTAATCAACTCTGTAAGTCCCGGATAAATCAAATAACCCCGCCCCAAACAACTCTTAACTCTACCCTAAGTAAAAATCCGTTCTAATTTCGCCCAATCGCGATCAAAATTTTTAAGCGAGTAACCGCTTTATTCGTTGTATTGCACCTGTTTGAGTTGGATACTTTTGTAAATCTTCCTCAATTGTGATTAATTTATAGAACTTGATCTCTTCGTCACCGTGGTTCTCATAGTGNTCATAGAGTTTTATCTGCTTATTTTCATTAGAGTAAGTACCNACTANATNAGGCTCTCTTAGATAGCGCACTGNATTAACTCCACTTGAANNTATCCAATTGCTAACCCCGCTACGGCCCCGAGAATTATGTAATACATAAGTTGTCCTTTAATAGTTTTAGTACATTCTTTGGGGCTTTNTCCAACCCCGCTAAGGCTTCTAAATTGAAGCCTAACGCGTCTTCCAGCTCTCTCACCATTTCTTCTTTGGTTATAGGTTGNTCGCCTGATTTTGTCTTGTAGACAGAGCGGCGATACACTCCTTCTCTGCTGAGCTTTCCGATAATAGATTTTTTACTCTTCTCGAGTTCTGAAGCCAACCGCTCAACTGTAATAGTAGTTGGCTTACTAGTATATTCATCAATCATATACTTAGTTTGGTCTTCTGTGTAGTTCATACTGGAAAATGCCTGTCAATAGTGTCAATTTTTTCTTGTGCTTCTGAGAGCTTTGCTACTTCTGTTTCAATAGCTTCGATGAGTTGTGGATGTTCGCCTATCCCCGTTGCGGATTGCATATACACTTGAATGTTTGCTTTGTGTACTGCTACTTCGCCTTCTAGCTTTTGTACTAGTGCTTCCAATAAAAAATAATTATCTTGCTTAGCCATTATAAGTCTTCTCCATCTTCTGGTGGTGTGAATGATATTTCTACTTCTCCGTCAGCTCCTTGAATCATAGAGACAAAAGTGCAGAACTCTAACCATTTTACTTCTACATTCTCTGGGCCAACAATGTCAGCATAGAGTTGTATTAGTTCCTGATAAGAGTCTTCTAACTCTAGAGTGTTTTGTTGAATTGCTTGGAATCCTTGATCTATTCTTCTTATAGCTTCATAAAGCTCAGTTAAGGACTCTTGCATTTCCTCCATTTGCTTTTCTAGTTGTACTTTCTCTTTTCGTTCAGGGAATTGAATTATTTGCGCCATAGAATTTCTCCTTATGAACCATCTATTATACTGGACATACGAAATTTTGTCAAGAAATTTTTTTGAACACGCATAAAAAAATCCCCAGACAATTTCTCATCTGAGGATTTTCACACTAACAAGGGTAAGTGGCTGCCTCCGTCTTTCCACTTAGCAGAGGCGACACTAGGTTGCAACCTCTCCCACTCGTCTGATTGGGGTAGTTCAGCGAGCTGTGACTCATAACCCGAGGTCCAGGAGCTATATTACGCAATTAACGATATCTTAATAGCAAAGCAACGGCTCTTCGGTAGAGCAAACCCCCACGGCCATCCTTCGTGGGTAGGAAGGGCTGCAGATAGGAGTGGCCTTCACTGCATCTTTACTGCCTTATCTCGTATGAGTGGTACCCCTCGCAGAGTCCCTGGCTTCCCTTGAATTGAGCGTATATTATATCGAAATATAACATGTTCGTCAAGAACTATTTTTTGGCAGGTGGGCACAGAATTAAACTGCAAATTTCGATTTTGGAAATCGACGTGTTATCATTACACCACCCACCTAAAACTTTATCGCCCTTGGCCTCGGTACTTCTTGTATGAACGCTTCTTATGCTTGTTCATAGAAGAAAACTTTACCATGTTAGGTTTACCGCTAGAGCTGGACTTTTTAGGTGGCCCAGGCTCGTGTTCTACTTGTGCTAATCGTTTAGCCATTTCAGTCTCCACATTAGAAAATATACTTAGAAAACATACTAAGGACACTGATTACATGGTACTAGCCAAAACCTCAGTATGCTTACTAAGTGCCTCTCCTTTGGGTAACAAGGCGAAAGGCTCTCCCCGCTAGCTTATGCAGCTAGTTGATAAACGTCATCGTTTGCGTTTAGTTTATTTCCGGAGTGTTGTTAACGTCTTTGATCCGGCACTGTTGACGATTCTCCACTAACCTGAGATTGCTTGTCGAAACCTGACTCCCCCATCGTGGTGGAGGAGGGGGGAATCGAACCCCCGTCCACTCAATCCTACTTTAGCTTCATCGAATTATTGAACTGCTACTGTTGAGATTGCAGTTAGAAGCGTTTGTAAGTCAGCTTTGGTAGCTTTGGCAAGAGTAGGTACTTCCACACCAACTGATGCCTGAATCTGAGCTACTAGCTCTTCTTTGCGAACCACTGGAGTACCTTGCTTCGTTACTCGTGCTTCGGCTTTGTAGATGCCCATGCTTGACAGCTTAGCAATAACGCTGCGTACTGGCTTGTTAAACTCTGCAGCTAGTGCTTCTGCAGTTGCTCGTGATGGAGCATTGGTATACATCTCTTCCATCATAGAGATCATGTCTTCAGTGTAGTTGCTTGATGGCTTTGCGGTAAAGTCGCTCATTGAATTTTCCTTAAATTTTGTTTGTTTCTTTATTTTATGAATCTATTATAGTGGTTGGGGGTTTGAAAGTCAAGAAAAATTTTCTTGTAGTTGGTCAAAGAAATGTAAAAATGCTTGTTCATGACCCCTTGCTTCTACTTCCCAGGGAGAGAACCAATACTCGCCCCTCCACTTCTTTCCTTTGAAATATGCTGCCTTCTCTGACAGCATAAGTCCGTCACACTCATACTGTTTAATATGCACCATTTCGTGTGCTGTTACAGTTATTACTTCGTCCCGACTTGCGTTACGAATAAATTCTTTATCGAACTCAATCTCTCCAAATCCCTCACAGTAGCATATGGACTCAGCCCAGCTATCTCCTAGGTTTCCCACTGTTAGATGTACTTCTACATCCAAATTGAAGTAAGCTGCAACCATATGCACAACCTGTGATGCAATCTGCAGATTATGGTTTTGTACTATTTTTCCCAAACCTGTTTCCTAGTTCGTTTGTTCTAATACATCGCATAGTCTAGTAATAAGAGCTAGCTTGCCTGATGCTTTGTTGTTGTAATCAATCGTATGCCAGTCCCCTCGGGTTATCACACGCTCTTTAAGCAGAGTCATCTGATCATAATAGGACAGTGCTTTCTCATCATTAGGAGATAGTTTCCAGAACTTCAATGGAGAATGCCTTCTCTCGTGAATTCTAGCAGCCTGCTCTTCTTCGCTGATAGACAGCCAAAATTTAATCATGTGAACAGGTTGGCAGATTTCCCATGCTTCCACTGTTTCCATGAAGATTTTGTACTGCTCATCTGTGCACCACCCATTGATCTTTTGAACCATAGCTCGAGAGTACCAAGAGCGGTCGTAGAATACCATCTGAGGGCCAGAAGGCATCTTCGTTTTCCAGTAGCCCAACCAATTATCCATAGTTTCCTTACTAGGCTTGGCAGACAGCTGAACGCTAAACTTGTTCATAGGCAGATAGTGAGTGGCCTCACGAATAGTAGATGACTTGCCCGCAGTATCACGCCCCTCTAGCACTACTGCTACAGGTCCAAAGTTTTCGGACATGACGAGTTGGTTGAGTCGGGCTTGTTGCTGTTCTAATGGGGTCATCTACTTCTCCTAAATTATGTAACTATTATACTGGGTACTGCAAAATATGTCAAGAGATTTTTTGCTTAGTCTGTTTCACTAACCATATAATATCATCGGTTGCATACTTCATATATACCAAAGCTGCCATGGCTTCTGTGTGCTTTAAGCCTTCCATCTGCATACCGGAGTATGTCATAAAGATTTCGTACTGTGCTTTCGTCATTATACTATTTCCTCCCAAAAGAATTCGTCGCCATACATGCCTTCCAGTAGCTCTTCTAATGTAGCATCGGCCCAGTACTCTTCACCAAAGCCGCGAACTAGCTCTTCCTTTGCTTCCGCAATAAGGTTGTGCCAGTCCATAGCCGTGTAGAAACTAAATGATTGGTCCGCGATGTCAAAGCTAACGTACTTGTATTCCATGTGTATCTTCTCCTATTTAATGTAACCATTATACTGTGTCCTGCAAAATATGTCAAGAAGTTTTTTCGTTCAAGCCAACGCAACCTATCTCCGGGGCGCGCCGCGCGGGGTTTTTCTGTCAAGATTTATTTTCTACAATTGTCTAAAATTTTCTACAATTATCGCACCCGTTNCGGGGTTATGTCAAATTATCTTTAATTATGTGCTTATACGCAAATAATGCTTGACACCCGCAACGATTGCGCGTATAATACCAGGGTTGGGCACGGGGTCCGACAAAGACTTGGCGCCCCTAAATTAATTATGCACGACCCCGCAAAAACACTTGACTTTGCACTGCATTGCGCGTACAATGGCGCCCGCCCCACATGCTAACAGTTGTACTAAGGGGCGGCGGCGCCTGGGTACCTCTGCGGGGTCATCGTCGTACTACTACTGGCGCAGGAAGACCTTTGCAATCTCAAACAATTTTGCCCACACCCGCAAAAAAGACTTGACATTGCTAGCTTTTGCACTTAGTCTGGCGCGGGGTACACTTTTGTACGTCGTCGTCGCACTACTACTGGCGCCCCCGCGCCAAAATTTTGTTGTCAAGCACCGGCGAGTCCGTTGCTGCCGGTGCCTGTTCCACGTGGAACATCACCCGCCAAGAAAATACCAGAAAGCGCCTCCCCATATAATGCCATCGGTCAGGATAGAATAAGCCAGATAAATTTTCGCAATTATGATTGATCCTTTCATGGTCGCCCCTTAGCAAAAATGGTGGGGCGTTTCCGCCCCTTAGTGGTTTAGTTACCGGCTACCTTTGAGCCGTGAATGTCGGGGTCGCTGCCCGACGCTTTTTTGTTGACAATCCGCCAAGGCGAACCGTTTACAATGCCATAGGGAATCTTGCGCTTGGTCGCAAAGCAATCCGCCATAATTTTGGTTTCGATAAGCGCATCAGACAAAGCCGTATGGTCTTCGATAAATCCGAAGTCGCCAGAGCAAAAGCGGTAGGCAAATTCAGCGCCCGTCTTGATGTTGCCAGCGGAAGACACCCAGCCATTTTCCTCCGCGATTCGCTTATACGCCTTTTGCGAAAGTTTGGTTTCACAGGCAAATTGCCACAAATCGAGCTGCCTAGTGCCAGCGCCGAAGATAGGCGAGCCATCACCCAGCAAGCCGTGGGTCTGACGCATAACGCGACGGTCGAAGCCGAGATTATATGCTGCCAGAATGTTAACGCCATGCTCGGCAATGTCGCCGCGCATCGTGTCAACAATGTCGTTCCAAGGCACCAATTCAACCTCACCGCGTCCCAGCATCGGAGCATAATGGCTAAACAATTTGCGAGCATAGAATGCGCCCATCATCTTGCTAGCATCGGTGAAGATTTCCTGAACCAGCCAATTGCGGGTCAAAGCAATCTCGCCTCGCTTGTTGGCGATGGTATAGCCCACATCATAAACGTGGCCTTGAAGGTCGCAAGTCTCGGTGTCGAGCACCAAAATGGTGTTAGTTTGAATGGTCATAGTTTAGCCTGCCTTTTGCATTGTGAAATTATATTGTACCGGATTAACAACACGCAATCCAGCGCCACCAACGATTTTTTGAACCTCGGCGGAATCATCAAACATGATTGAGTT